ATATGGATTTTATTTATTATTTCTTTCCCAAAAAAGTTATTTTAAACAATTTTTTGATTGATGATTATAATAAAATTGATGTTGATTTTGATAGATATGATAGATTATCAAAACTTTATAAACCTGATAAGCCAATAACACTTAAAGAACATCAGAAAGAAGGTGTTAAATTCTTATTATCAAGAAAAAAATGCATCTTAGCAGATGATATGGGGTTGGGCAAAACAAAGACATTGTGTATTAGTGCATTAGAGGGGAATTTTGATACTGTTTTAATTATTTGCCCTGCATCTTTAAAGACTAATTGGTTTGATGAGTTATCCTTTTATGTTCCTCAAAGGGAAATAACTATTATTGGTGGTTTTCTTGATATGAAAAAGAATGAATTAGAGAGATATTTGGGATATGGTGAAGGAAAATCAGGGAAAAAAATCCAAGAATTACAACTTGAAGCCAAGGAGAGAGGAAAATGGAATGAAAATAGATTTGTTATTGTTAATTATGATATTCTTGATGAATTTTATAAAATTCCAGTTTCAAGGAAAAAAGTTGATATACAATATGCTGAAGAAAACAGTCCAATGTTAAATTTTATTAAAGATAAAAAATCTTTGATTATTATTGATGAGGCACATAGATTATCTAATATGAAATCTCAACAGTATAAAATAATTTCTGGACTTATTAAGAAGGGTAAGCCTGATTCAGTTTATCTTGCAACAGGTACACCAATAACAAATAATCCACAAAACTTTTATAATGTTTTGGCATTGATTGAGAATGATGTTACTGCTGATTGGAGGCAGTATATGAAAAGATATTGCAATGCTATTGAAATTCCAAAAAATAATGAAGAAAAGGAAAAAAGAGATAGAATTAGTAAAGAATATATTAGAGAGCATCATAAATCCAATTGGTATGAATTGACTGATGATGAAAAGAAGGAATTAAATGAAATTATTTCCAAAAATTGCAAGATGAATTTAATTCCAAAAGATGCAACCAATTTGGATGAATTAATGGAAAGAACCAAACATATTTATTTAAGAAGAATAAAGGAAGATGCTGTTAAATTACCTGGTAAATATGTTCATGAAAAGATATATGAATTAACACCAGAACAAAAAGAAGAATATGATAAATTGTGGGAAGAATATGTGGAAGAAAAAAGAAAATGTAATGAATTATTATTAGAAAAAAATAATGAATATGCTAAAGAAGAAGATAATATATCTTTTAATAAAATTAATCAAATAAATACTGAATTAAATAAAGAATTATTAGAAGGTGGTTTATATAGAAGATATTTGTCTAATCAAATGATTCCACATACTATTGAATTAACTGAAAAATGTCTTAAAAGGGGTGAAAAAGTAATTATTGTTTGTTGTTATGATGAAGAACTTTATACCTTAAGAGATTATTTTGGAGATAAATGTGTGATTTATAATGGAAAAATGTCTTTAAAAGAAAAAGATGCTGCTAAAAATAAATTTATTACTGATAATAATTGTAAAATTTTTATTGGTAATATAATTGCTGCTGGTGTAGGATTAACTCTTATTACAAGTAGAATTGTAATTTTTAATTCTTTTGATTACTCATATGCCAATAATTCCCAAATGGAAGACAGATGTTACAGGATAGGACAAACAAGGGATGTTCATATATTCTATCAATTATTTAAAAATACTGATTGTGAAAGAGTGTGGAATATTGTTCTTAAAAAAGAATATATAATTAAAAAAGTTATAAAAAAAGAAAGTGAAAAATGACTTTTGTCTCTTATAATACTATTTATGTTAAAGACAGAATAAAAAATATAAAACATCAAATGAAATGAAAAATAAGTTGACAAAAGAAGAATTTATTAGAAGAGCAAGAGAAGTTCATAAAGATATATATGACTATTCTAATATAGAATATAAAAATTATGATACTAAGGTTTGTATTATATGTCCAGAGCATGGAGAATTTTGGCAAACTCCAGGTAATCATTTTAAAGGAAAAGGATGCCCAGTATGTAGTGGAAATGCAAAATTAACAACAGAAGAATTCATAAAAAAAGGAAAAGAAAAATGGGGTAATAAATTTGATTATTCTAAAGTGAAATACATCAATAATACAACAAAAGTTTGTATTATTGATGAAAATGGTAATGAATTTTGGCAAACACCTAGCAATCATCTAAGTGGTTTTGACTGTAGTAAAGTTAACATAAGAAAAAATACTGAAGACTTTATTAAGAATGCCAAACTAGTTCATGGAGATAAATATGATTATTCTAAAGTAAAATATGTTAATTGTAAGACTAAAGTGTGCATTATATGTCCAGAGCATGGAGAATTTTGGCAAATACCAAACAATCATTTAAAAGGACAAGGATGCAACAAATGTGCAATAGAAAAAAATCATAGATTGCAAAGAAAAAATACTGAAGACTTTATTAAGAATGCCAAAATAGTTCATGAAGATAAATATAATTATTCTAAGGTGGAATATAAAAATAATGAAACTAAAGTGTGCATTATTTGTCCAGAGCATGGAGAATTTCAGCAAACACCCTATGTACATCTATATGGGTGTGGTTGCCCTAAGTGTGCAGGTAATATACAGTTAACAACAGAAGAATTTATTAGAAGGGCAAAAAAAGTGTATAAAGAATATGATTATTCTAAAGTGGAATATAAAAATAATCATACTAAAGTAAAAATAATATGCCCAAAACATGGTGAATTTGAAATTACACCTAATAGTATTTTAAGTGGACATGGTTGCAAATTTTGTGGGAAAAATTATAGGATACAAGAAACATTGTTATATGAAAAACTGAAAGAATATTTTTCTTTTGAGGAAATAGTACATTCTTATTATGAAAAAGAAATTTTGGGGAAACAAGAAATAGATATTTATTTTCCAAAATATAAAATAGGTGTTGAATTTCAAGGAATACAACATTTTAAACCAACTGATTTTGCAAGTTATGGATATGAAAAAGCAAAACAAGTATATAAAGATAATTGCAAAAGGGATTTAAAAAAATTAAATATTTGTAAAAAAAATAGTATAACTCTATTATATTTTAGTAATATAAAAGAAGAAATTGAATTTTTAGGTGAAAAAATATATCATGAATATAGTGAAATAATAGAAGTTATAAATAAGATAATTAAAAAGGAAAATGAAAAATAATATTATTCAATTTTGTTTGAAGACTTTTTATTCAATTAAAGGATATATTATATCAAAAAAATTAAAAAATGACCAGTTATATTTTGGTGGAGTTAATAATACTTATGGATATTATAGAGGTAATAAAACCTTTTATGAAACAAAGAATTATCAAGATAACAACAGTGGAATGTCAATGTTCATTGGACAAGCTGTAAAATATACTAATTTACAATTAGGTTTATTTAATTGGAAAAAAATAAATTAAAAAAAGAAATAACTATGTCAAAGATTGAAGAACTATATAATTACCATAAAAGCACAATAATGCTGTGTGTAGCAGATGAGGAATATATTGATTCAAAACTGAATGAATTAATTGCATATGTCAATAATTACAATGGCTTTCTTTCAGTTAAAGAATTAAATTCAGCAATATTTGTTATTGTTAAATTAGCAAGTTCCAAATATGATTTTAATAATAGTTTTTCTTTTGAAGAATTATTTAAAAAACTTGAAGAATATTATGGTTCAACAGAATATATAAGGGTTAAAACAGTAAGTGATTATTTCAAAAATAAATGTTAAATTTAGCATTCATAAGTGAAATTGGAAGAACAGTAGAGGGTAATTATTTATATAAATTTGATTTTACAGAACAACCTGAAACTGTATGGGGTGACTATTTTAATGTTACTCCAACAATTATTGTTCCTAATCTAATGCCATATGAAGAAAATATCTGTGAATCTTGGAGGATTGAAATGAACTATCATCTTATTCTTGCAAGTCAAAGTGGATGTTTTTCTATGCAGGATTCATTTGATAAGATAATACCACTTGCTTTTGTTGATATTGAAGAATATGATTTAATTTATTATAATGATAAAGTTTTAATGTTTGAATTTGGTGAATCTGAAAATGAAATTCTTGAAAAAATCAAATATTTTAATTTCAAAATTATTGAAAAAGAAGAATTACATAAAGAAGAAAAAATTGAAGAAGAATTAAGAAATAATCTAGTATTGGAAAATAAAGAAGATGATTTCATTTTTAATAATACTGAAAAAATTGAACCTTTAATCTTATCTGTAGGACAAGTCATTAGCCATACTGATTTAAAAAAGATTCTTTTTGAACATGGCTATATTAAAGTGCAAAATGTATATAATAGTGGTGAATATGCAATAAGAGGCTCAATTGTAGATATTTTTTCTTATGATTC